GTCAGTATCTGTCTTATACCATATATCCCCTTCTGTATATGGATTTGGAGCAGATGTTTGAGCTGCCGTTCTTGCATCTAATAGTTGTAATGCATCATTAACATTTCTAGCAGTAGATATTCTCCCAGTTAAATCAACTGCGATTGCCCCTGCTTTTACATTAAAACTATCTTGAGTTTTAGTGGCATTTTGAGTCCCTACTGATTTAGTAGAGCTAGAATTTGTTACTTTTGTGGTTATAGCCATTATGCGACTGATGCCGTAAATGTATCACTTATCGAACTAGCCGCGTTAGATACAACTACATCTCCTTGTAATTGTCTTACATATGTATCTGGGTTTGTACTTGTGTCTTTTTCAAGTAATTCCCAATACCCTTCAAATGAATCAGTAAAATGTTGAGTAGCCTCAGCGGGTAATTTGATATTAACCGTGTTTTCACTTCTATCAGCCACAATATCACAATGTATAGCAGTAACTGAAGCAGAAGCCCATGTATCATCATTTGCCCTTATTCCATCAGTATTATTTGTTTTATCAGGACCTGTAAATGCACTTCTAGTCTTGTCTTTTACTATAATAGCAACATAAGACATTGTAGAAGACATAACATGAGTACTATCAAAAGTTACTATATTCTCAAAGTTGTGACCTTGCAAGATTTGAATATCTTGATATGTTTCATTATGAATCATGTATTATTACTGTCATTACTGCACCAGAAGAAGCTAATTCACAAGAATGTATTGAACGAATAGTTTTCGTATTAACTACACTCTCTAAGTAATCAGAAACCTCTTTAGCATATGAACCTGCAACAGTATCAGCTTTATTATCCACTTTGTTATGGACAATAACCTTAGTTATTACTGCGAAATTTGCCATAGTATTCTCCTATCAAGTCAATTTACAATACTCTACAATCGGACCTGTATCGTCTGCTCCAGTGACATTTATTGTACCTTGTGGATTTGGTATAAATATACAATCACCACTACCAAGAGTACATAAAGCTGTTGAAGCTAACTTAACAGTTATCACATCAGTATTAGCTACTGAACTATCTGCAAAGTCTTTACCAGTATGTTTAATCCAAACTCCATTATCACCACTAGCTCCTACCGCTAAAGGTGTTGTGTTTGCTTCTGCATTTGTGTATACACCACCAGCCCAAGCAGGTACATCCCCACCAGCCCAAGTTAAAGAAGAGTTTCCTCCACCTAAACTTCTTCCAACTTCTTGGTCGATAACATCTAAAGTTTGACCTTCGTATGTTGTGGATTGTATAGGTGTTACACTTATGGAATAATCTATTCTTGCCATAATATTTCCCTATTTTACTGCATACGGGCTGACTGCCTGAGCAACATATGCATGATTTTTATTACTTTCATTGTCAGCCAATTTATTAAAAAATTCTCTCATAAAGTACTCTTTAGCTTGAAGATTTCCTTCTCTTTCTGCTAATTGAGCTTTTACATAATCTACTACTGCTAAAGACAACATTCTATTAAGATTTATATGACTATCCTCTGTTGGACTTGTTACTTCAGTAAGACTAGTATTTGAATCAGGGTCTTCTTGAACAAAAGGCTTATTAATAGCCGTATATTCAATTCTTAGACCATTTGTTATTGTTTCATCGGGATATATTATTGAATGCCAACCAGAAGTACTTATCCTTCCTTCTGTGTCTGGGTCTCTCGCTGGGGTTCTTCTAAATCTCCAAAGCCTTAATGTCTTCCCATGAAGTCTATAAACAAAATTTCTAGCGGTATCAAAACTCATTATGGACTTGTATCCTCTGTTACATTAGGTTCATGTGATAGTCTTGAAATTCTTTTATATTTATTATCATCTTCTGTATCTAATATACTAATACTCTTTAAAGCAACTAAATCAGTAGGTAGATTATAATCTCTAGTATTCTTTGTAATATTTTGTTTATTAACTTTTAAGTTCTCCTCAGAATTTGATTGTATCCTCATAACGGCATCTTTTATAAAAGCAACTACAAGATTTGTATCTCTAGAGTTTGCTCTCTCCATAATCTCTAATATTGTCATGAAGTACTCCCTTGTTCTCTTCTTTGACTAGCCTGTTGTTGTTCTGGAGCCACTACTGCTCCAGTAATTGCTGATAATTCAGAAACTGCTCTCTGATAGTAGTCTCTAGAACTCCCAATAGATGCTTGACTTTTTTGAGCATATATTTGAGATGCTTGTATTTTTGTACCAGCTTCTTGTAAGTATGAATTTGATTTAGCCATATCTAACTGGAACTTACCGCTTTTAGCTTGAATTAAACTGGAATAGTTATTGATATCAAGGGTAAACTGTTGTATGTCTTTTTGTAACTCAGTTGATTCTTTTTGAAGGTCTGCATTAAACTTTTGAAGTTCTGTCTGAAATTCTGAGGTTTCTTTTTGAAGTTCAGCTTGGTACTTAGTTATTCCTGAATTCATTTTTTGAGTCTCTTTTTGTATTTCTGCTCCATACTTTTGTATATCAGTATTAATACGTTGTACTTCTTTGGCTAATTCAGCTTGATAAACACCCATTTTTATAGTAGTTCTTTGGTTTTCCTTTTGAAGAGATGCATTATATTTACTTATTTTAGAACCAACCCTAGCAGTTTCTTTTTGGACATCAGCTTGATAAGCAGCTACTTGAGTATTAAATAATTGAACCTCTTTTCCTAAATCTGCTTGATATTTTTGTAATTCACCATTATATCTTGCGATTTCTTTACTATTAGCTTGGGTATATCTTGATACATCCCCATTCATCCTTGCAGTTTCTTTTTGTACCTCAGATGCATATTTATCCATATCTGCTTTCCAAACTTGTATAGATTTTTGTAAATCCGCTTGATATTTAGCTAATTCTGAGTTTTGACGTTGAGTTTCTTTGGTTAATTCAGCTTGATAGTTAGTTATATCTATATTTGCTTTAGCAGCTTCTCCTTGTATCTCTGAAGTGTATACTTCTATTTCTTTTTGATAAGATTGTACATCTTTAGCAATTTCTTGTTGAAATTTATTTAATCCTGAAGATATTCTATTAACCTCTGTTTGCAATTGTAAATTGTATTTTTCACCTTGCCTTTGAGTAGATGCATTCTCTTTTTGCAATTCAGCAGAATATTTACCAAGTTCTGTTTGCACTCTTTGAGACTCTTTTCCAACAGATTGTTGGTATTTATTAATCTTCGATGTTGACTTTTGAGTTTCTTTTTGAAGTTCAGATGTGTATGCATCAGTTTCAGTTTTAGACTTCTGTGCTTGTTTAGTAACTTCCGCTTGATGTTTCTCAATTCCATTTTTAACCCTTTGAGTTTCTTTTTCAACTTCTCTTTGGTATTTACCTAATTCTGATTGAAATCTTTCAGACTCCTTTTGAACTTCAGATTGGTATTTTTGAGTTTCAGTTGATACTCTTTGAAATTCTTTTTGTACCTCTGCTTGATATTTTTCTATAGAAGAACCAACTCTTACTTGTTCTTTCTGAACTGCTTGAGTGTATTTTTCCATCTCAGACTGCATCCTACTACGTTCTTTTTGAACTTCATTATTGTAATTAGCTATATCATTTTGATATTTACTTACTTTTTGATTTACTTTAGAAGAAAACTCTTCTAATTTAGTTCTTTCTTTATTAATAGAAGCTCCAGCTCTATTTATTTCTTGAGCCGCAGTATTTATAACGACTGAAGCCATTTCAACATCTTCGTCATCTATCCATCCTTGAGCATTATCAATCTCATTACTTAATTCACTACCATCTATTAATTTCTCAGCCTTATTAATAGCATCATCAGCTCCAGATAGAACCATACTATGACTAATCTCTGAAAAAGTAGGAATTGCTTGAGATACATTAAAATCTGATGGTAATGAATGAGCTGGTGCAAAATCACTTGGTAAAGGTGTACCAATCGAAATAGCACTAGGTAAATTTGTTCCGACTGTAAATGTAGATGGTAAAGATGCTCCTATATTAAAATCTGTTGGGAGTGTAGAATTTATACTAAAAGATGGTAAAGGAGATGAAATAGCAATATCATCTGGTAAAGATTCTGTTATTACCATTTCTGAAGGTAATTCTTTTGTAAAACTAAATGTTGGAAGAGCCTCTGTTACATTAATGTCACTTGGAGGCACTGCGTTTATTGATATAGTAGGCAATGACTTAGTAAAAGTACCAGATGGTAATGATGTAGATACATTAATAGGAGTAGGAAGTACACCTGAGAAACTAAATGTAGGCAACGAAGTAGTAGGTTCTACAAAAGCAGGTGGTAATGCTTCAACAAATGCAAATGAAGGTAATGAAGAACCAACAGAAATATTACTACTTGGAAGAGACTCACTTATACTAAAATCATCTGGTAGAGACTCAGCCATTGAAAAACTTGGAAGTTCTTTAGTTAATTCTATAGCACTAGGTAATGATGAAGAAATAATGAACTCAGGAGGAAGAGAACCACTAAAACTAAATGTAGGTAGACTAGTGCCTACACTAAATGATAGTACCTTACTAGGAATACCAATATTAGATGAGCCGTCTGTAGCTTTTGTTGGGTCATATGTAGGAATTCCAGTCCTATAACTACTAAGTAAACCAGAAGTTCCAACTACTCCATCTATTTCTGCCTTACATAAATCTCTATATACACTACTTAATCTTAAGAAGTCTAAAGAACCTGCATAAAAAATAGCAATATTTTCATATTTAGTTAATATCCAAGAATCATCATTTTCATCTATAATAGGAGGAGCAGAATATACTATTACTCCTTTATCTCCATTTCCAGAGTTAACTGTAGTAGTAGATGATTCACCTAATTTTGTATATGTATAATTACCAGAACCATCATTATAGTCAGGGTCTGGCTTAATAAAAATTTTTCCTCCTAATTTATAAAACTTAGGAAACATTGGAGTAGCCTTTAAAAGACTATTTGACTCATCAAATATATGGATACTATTATCAGGAGCTTCTTCGGCCACTCTTTTCTTAGGATTCCCATTGGCATCTGTTCCATCCCACCTATATACTGCCAATATCTTATCATATGCAATAGTAGAGCCTTTACCTATTTTACTTACACCACCAGTATCCCATCCCTTTATCTCTGTTTCTGTAGCTACAGTCCATAAGAACTTCTCAGGTAAGGCTGCTAGTATAAACTTAGCACCTGCGTTTATATATTCAACAAGAAAACGAGCCTTTGTATCGTTGCCCGTAATATTGTTTACTCTTTCCCAAATTTTCATATTACCTCACAATACGGGTCAGGAGCGAAAGTAGAAAGGAGGCGAATAGACTCACGCTCCATCCCCGTATATTACTAGATTGGATTATTTCCAAACTGCGTGTGATTCTGGCATCTTCCACTCAAGTCCAGCTTCTGTAAGAATCATGTCAACACGTTTGTCTGTACCAGTATTCTCTAGTGATTGTACTCCAACATAAATCGATGTATCTCGATTAATGCCGTTTCCAACTAGAGGACGGTATCTAACATTGTTCATGTTACATCCTAGAATCTTAACATTGCTTCTATCAAGTGCAATATTCCTAGTCACATTCATACTACCTAGCGGTGTACTGATAGTTGTCATATCAAGTCCTAAGACTTTTTTACGACCAGTAATCGCTAAATCAGCTCTGAATTGGTCATCTATAACGACGTTATTCTTAAAATAACCACCGAGTTTATGTAACCAATTGTATACCTCTGTATTACAGAAGAATACAGTAGATTTAGAACTGTTGTATCTAGGGTCAATGTATGAAGACATATCATCCATAAATTGGTCAACATTTTTACCTGTTGTCCATGAGAATACGTTTCCATAATTAACAACGTAGTCAACAGCACCTTGAGTGTGTTGTACTCCGCTAGCATCTGTGTACTGTGAACCGAAGAGAGCAGTTTGCTCGATTTCCCACTTATGCTCGATAAGTTTGTCTCTCCAAACACGCGCCCATTCATTAGGTTCGTATTTGAGGACAGTTGCACGAGCAGTATTGGTCATTCCAAACTCAGACCTAAAGATTTGAGTCTGTCCATAACCAGTACTATATGGATTATCTTTCCAAGTCTTACCCATTAAAGAAGAACCTTCTTCATATGAGTTACCTACAACATAACATCTCTTAGCTTCTAAATCGCTAGAGATTACTTTGTCGTAAGCTGCTAAGACTGGAGCATTACTAGAGAATGAAGTAAATTCACCACTAGCTGCTTTTACTACGGTTCCTGTAACCAATTTTGCCTCTGCTACACCAGTAATTGCTTCTTGCGCACCTACTGATGATATTTTAATCAGAGTATAATCACTTACTGCAGTTCCACCACCAGCCGTAGCTGATAGATTAACTTGGATTATTTGGTTTGGTAATAGGAATTCAGGAGCTGTTCCAGCCGCTCCAATTGCAATAGCACCATTTGATTGTCCGTAAATATTCTGAATATTACCAGCTGATTCATAATCAGTAGCCATATAAAGTTTTACAGTATCTCCTGCTGCCATTGTTGCATCACCGCCGTGAGCTGTAAGCGTAGCATCATCGTAGACTTTTGTTGAGCCTGTTTTGATTTGAGCTACTACATAACAATAGCGTTTCATCCATGATTGACGTTTCTCCGTAAATTTAAACGAAGGGTCGTCAGTTGGTCTCTTCCCAACCTTAGATATCAATCGGAAAAAAGGTGTTTGGTCAATAGCCAATTCGCTGAATCTTTCAGCAAAATTATATTTTCTCCGAAGGTCACCTGTGGAAAGTGAAGAACCATTAAATACACCATATCCTTCGTCTAATCCCGAACTATGTTTTAAATGTAGGGGATGGTCACCCGGATAGGTGGCATCTGATTGTGCCATAGTGTGTACCTTTTGTGTTTCTTGTCTACTCTATGGCTTTTCGACTTTTAGCCAAGTAGACGGTTAATTGACTCACCGCCTAGTAACTGGTCGAACACTAAATCATCTGCTGATTTTTCTTCTTGGACTGCTCCGCCTGTGGATGCTAAAGATTGAGGTCTGCCTTGTACATTACGCACTTGTTTAGCAACCTCTTTCTGAGCATTTTGTCTTATATTCTTATCTCTATTTTCTCTGTTCTTAAGGTAATAAATGTCTTCTAAATCGAGCTTTTTATCTTTAGCAAATCCTACTAAATCATCCCATTCGTCTTGGGACATTTCATGTTTTTGTCTAAAATCGCTTTCATTAGTAAGCCGTTGATTTTCGGAGCGTTGTTTTGATGAAAAATCTGACAACCTTCTTTGAACCATACCATCTATTGTCGCATTAAGAACACGAGCAGAATCAGAGCTTGGATTATCAAAGGCTTCGTTGCCATCGAAGATAAAATCTTCATCTAATTGCAGTTGTTCTTTCATACTAGTTGGTGTGTTTCCACCACCCTCAAAGTAATTCCGCACATGCTGAATTAAATTGGGGTCTTCTTTCATTGCGTCTAGGATAGGCATATACGGCTCTATTTCGGACAAGCGACCATTTAGACGCTTCGCTTCCCTACTAGATGCCGAATATCTTTGCTGAATATTGTCTGCTTCTGTGTTATTAGAATCATTTTGTGATTCAGCTCCTGCAACAGGACTCGCGGTTGGCTTGTTATTGCCACCTTCGGAGGTTGTCTGCGTTGGGGGTTCATCGTAGATAGCAGAATTAGATTGCTTATCTAATGCTTCAAAAAACGCATTTGAATCGTCATTTTGCTGTTCTACTGATGTTTCAAGTTCCATAATGTCCATAGTTTCAGGGGACTCTTGTTGAGTGTTTTCCTGCTCTGTGTTTACCATTATCGTTTGCTCCTTTTCTTTAATTTAAAACTTTTCACCTGTTATAATCAATCTTATTCTTTTGGCTTTGAATTATCTTTTGCTTTATCTAATTCTCTACGCATATCTTTCTTAAATGAAGCAAATTCTGACTGCATCATTCCTCTTAATAATTTTTGTTGAGCCTCTGTATTTAGAGTATCTTTCCTAACTTCCATCTCCCCAGTCTTAATCTTATCTTTTATTCCTGCCTGTACAAGTTGTCTTTCCAGAGTCTCAATAGTACCCTCTTTATCTTTCATTGCTTCTTCAAATTGTTCTAATTGACCTTTTAATTGAGAGTATAATGATTTTCTTTTAGCGATATTCTTTTTATTTCGAACATCTGTTTCAGCTAACATCGCAATATCATCAATAAGTCCAGCTTGAAACCATCTAAAGTATTCTTCTAATAATGCCCATCTATTAAGAGGTAATGAAGAACCAGCTACTACACGAATATCAAATTTAGCTGATTCATAATCCATCCATTTACCTACTGCCTCACCATAATCATTATAAATTGGAATGTTAATTTCAACATCTTTCTCTTGAGCCGCATCTACAGCTTGACCAGCTTCTGGTTGGACAATTCTAAATACTTTATTAGCAGTATATGTTTTTTGAGCAATTTCTTTAAATACTCTTCCTACATGTTCTAAACAAGGTTCAACTATATTAGTCATCCAAGCTTTAATTCTTCTTGTACCATACTCATCATTAGCTAATAGACCTCTATATGTATCAGGTTGCTCTTTTGTATTACCCATCATTGATGAATAAATACCACTAATGTATTCCATATCTTGTTTACCCTCTTGAGTAATAGTATAGAAAGCATTATTAATAGCAGCAGGCTGAACAGGTGTTGGAGGCTCAAAACCTTGTCTATACTTAAGTAATGCACCAGCTGAGGATGAATATTGTTCCCATTCTTCTTCGGGGATAGAACCCTCTTGGTAAATCCATCGAAGATTAGATGCGAGGTTTGCATTATGTATCATTATTTGATGAGCTTTATTAACCTCTTGTTGTTTACCTATTAAGGGAACAACTGCTGACATTGGATAAGGTGTTCCAGTATATGTATAAGAAAAAGGAATAATAGGATATTCAGAAATAGGCAATACATATTCGTATAAGAATGTATCTTCACCAATACTACAAGTAAGTTCAATTCTAATTTGAAAGAACTTATTTTCCTCTAATATTTGTTTAGCTACTTCTTCATTTTTAACTAATACCTTGTATTCCTCTTCACTTACAATATTTGTTTCTGTCCGTGATGCCGCCTCCTGCATTTGTGACATTAGTTGCATTTCTTGTTGTGCTATAGCTTCCTGAATATCCTTTAAAACTTTCTTTTTTTCTAACTCAGCTCTCTCAGGAATAATCTCTCCTCTTTGAACAGCTTCATCTAGCTCGGCTGATTTTTCTTGAATTTGCACTTCCATTTCAGCTTTAAATTCACCTAATTGGGTTTGCACATCATTTTTTATTTGTTCCATCTCCTCTTCTGAAGGAGGCACAAGCATAAGTAAGCTATAAAATGGAACTCTTATTTTTTTATAACATTCATAAAACGGAAGAACTTCATCATCTTCTCCTGTAGGAGTATATGTGCTATCAACATCTTCTGAGATAACACTATCTCTATCTCCAAAATCAGTTCTAGAAAAACTCATTTGGTCACTTCTACCCGATGCTTTTTCTATTTTAGATTTATAATCAGGTAATAAAAGTTTTAATTGACTCTTTGAGAGATTCTTACGAATAATAACAAATGTAGCATCTCTCATTAAGAAATCTCTACTCATTGGGTCTACAAATACATCGAAAGGCTCAACTCTTTTAAATGCAACCTCTCCTTTACCCATATCAGCATTTTGGTCTATATCAACCATAAAATAGCCAACACCCTTTGTTAAGCTATCTAGTATTACATTGCTATAAATAGATTTGCCATTAGATAGATACCAACAATATTCTGCTATATCAGAATGAACTTGAGCAACATCTGCGTCACTACCTTCAGCTCCAACAGCTTTCCATTTTGGACTATTGGCCGTAACAAAGTATTTCATAATTTCAATAATCGGTGTAATACGATTAATGATAAAATCTGGCATACCTGAGTCTCTTAAAGCGTCTTTCTCCGAAGTAGACAATTGCTCATTTAGATAAAAATCATATCCTTGTTGTGCTACATGTTGCCATTTAATTCTTTGTGCAGTATTTGAACGCTCCCATAAAGCATGGTTCTCACCAGCCTTTTTTCTTAGACTTGTTCTAGCCACTATTCTTCCTCCTCATGTTTACATTCATCACAAATAGCATTTAATGCTTGCTGTACTGGTTTATCACACAACATACAATGAAATGGCATTGGCATTA